AAAACACAGATATTTTGTAGATTGTTTCATTAAATCACAAAATAGATGTATTGAAGTAAAATCAACATGGACTGCTGAAAATAATCAACATAATATTTATTTAAAGCAACAAGCAGTAAAAGATGCTTGTTATTTATGTGAGATTTGGATTTATGATTCAAAAGGAGAAATAGTAGAAAAAATATATTAAATTATTTAAAAATTGATTTATTATTATACTAACTTTGTTGTTAGTATAATAATAGCAATAATGTCTTTTACAAAAGCAACCAAGTTTTTATATAGCAAGACGATGTTCAATATGTTATTTTTAAATGAAGTGGGGCCTCTTGGGCGATGGAGTCAAGAACGATGTGCTATTAAAATTAATAAGAAAATAGATTTGGCAAATGAAGACAATTGTGGTCCTTGTGGAGAATATATATTAACTAAATTAGATTTGACAAAGACAAATAATACTAAAATTTCTAGTATTAGTCCATATTTAATTGCTCAACATGAAGAACAAGAGCAAGCAAAAAATTAATCATTAAATAGTGAACTCGTTTTTATATGCGCTTCATTGTAATATTTTTTCCTATATTCTCTCATAGTTTCATCTTTAATGCGTGTTGTTTTAAAATAATTATACGTTTTATTTTCTTGTAATAATTCTATTATAAAATATAGCGCATACATTCCACATTGTCCATCTCCGTATTGATGTGTGAAACCTTCGTTGTTGTCGGCTACTAATTTAATATTTAGATTATGTGCTTGGTTTACTATTCTCTCAATTAAAACTTTGATTTGTTTTGGTGTTTTAGTTCCATTGCTATCAAAGAAAAAAATAAATTTTTTATTTAAATCTAAAAATAATGCTATCCAATGTTGTCCTGGTTTATTATGGGGGTCAGTATTAAATATCACGCCTATTTTACTAATTTTATTTTTTATATGTTCCTCTAAATTAAAATTACATAATTGCTCCCATACACAAGTCGAAAACAACTCTTTGGAGTCAAAATCTATTGGCGATGGTCCTATAAACTTAAAATTCTTATGTGATTTTTCATATTGCTTCATTATTTTTATTATATCAACACTAGACAACCAAGTATTTGGTTTTGTAGACCATCTTTCAGGAGAGAAAGGTTTAAATATTTCTTTTACTAACAATTCACTATTATTAACTTTATTTAATGGAGTATTTTTTAACCAACATAATTCATCATAACATTGTTTGTTTAATTTGTTTTTAAAATATTCCCATATTTCTTTGCTATTATTTGTAACTATTTTATCACTATTATTTGCGTTCCATACATTTTTAAATAATTGTAAATTGCTCCTTGAATAGCAAGTAAAATCTTTTAACTCTTGGTCTATATTTTTGCTTTGATATGGAGAACATTTTAGTTTATTAAATTGTTTATTATATTGTTTATTATATTGTTTATTATATTTTCGAGTTGTTCTTTGTTTATGTCTATGTAAACGCATTTTAAATGGTGATTTTTTTGTTTTTGTAAAATTTTTATATATGTTATTTTTAACATTAATCATAATAATTAAAGTTTTGCTAATTAATATATAATTATAAAAAAATTATTCCCTTTTTTGTGGAAGTATTTTTTTATTATATTTGTTTGATTTTCTGACAACAAACAAATCTAAATTTTGTATTTTTTTTGAAGTTTCATTTTGTGGACACATACAATTAATAGTTTCGGCAGTTATATTAAAATCACCGATGCTTTGATTATTTACACTACTATTTGAGTATTCTTTTAGTTCATCTTTTATCATATTTTTCATTTTTTTTTCTTTTAAATGTAGTATTAAGTTTAAAACATATAATAAATAATACATTTTGTATTTTTCATTTATGTTAGTATTAGTATTGTTATTAGCATCACTATTAGTAGCCAATAGTTTTTCTAAAGTAGAAGTATTATATTTTAAAATTTGCTCTTTATATAAATTAATGTTGTCTTCTAAATTATCAAAGATTTCTTTTAATAAACTATTATTGCTCAATAAATTTTCTAACTTATTTGTTTTAGCATATTGAACTTGGTTTGTTAAATACAACAAGTCTATATTGTTTATAAATGATTCAATAGGTTTCACCTCTTTAACCTCTTTAACTTCTTTAACTTCTTTAACTTCTTTAACTTCTTTAACTTCTTTAACTTCTTTAACTTCTTTTTGCTCTAAATCAATACTTACTACATTCATTTGTTTTGACTTTTTAATTTTATTATTTTTATTATTTTGTTTCATAATTATGTATTATAATAAATTTTATTTTAAATCTTTTAATTGAACTCGTGTTGAGTTATAAAATATCTCATTTCCAATAGAACTTGATATATTTGGATTAAAATCATTAAAACTTTCTTCTTTAAATAATAAAAGTGTGTCTAAATTAGCATTATGTGTTGCAAAATTAATATTATTTTCATATAAATCACTAGAACTATTTGGAACATAGGCAATTTGGTCTGCTTTTTGTAAAGCAAAAAATTGGTTTCTTAAAGTAGATTCTCTGTCAACATTTGTGGCAAAACCGCAAAAATGTGGTTTTCTAGTTCCTGGAAAAAATGTGTTATTTACATCATATACTTCGCTATTGTCTATAGGCACCGATGATTCTATTTGATGATTATATGTAGGCATTAAAGTATATTTTGTATTTACTGGTCTAAATGAAAAATTCATTGCTAAATTATTTGATGGAAAATTTCTATTTGCTATTGTTTTATTCATAGTATTATGTTGTTCAAAATTATGTAAAGTTACGTTATATAAATCATTAGTTGTTGACATTATATTATAAATACTATATAAATTTATTTATTATATAAATTTATTTACTATATAAATTTATATAGTAAATAAAAAAAAATTTATTAATTAAACAATTAAACAATTAAATATTTCGTATAAACTTACTGCTTATGTTCCTTAATAATATTATAATTATTTAAATTATAATATTTATAATTTTTCGAATTATATGTTTTATGGGCTTTATTATACATTAGTGCTTTTGATAAATTGCGCTTTGCTTCATTTTGTTGCTTCTTAAGTTGTAGAAGTTTATTTTTCTCTTGTGTTTTCAAATAATTTAAGTCAAACATATTTGACATTGCGCTATTGGTATTAAGTAGAGTGAGCAAAATAACTGCAGAAGTTGCCATTTTATAGTTTATACTTTTACTTTTAACTTAAACTAATTTTTAAAAAGCATTCAATTTTTTTTATATTTATTTTTTTTAGACTTATTTTTTTTAGATTTATTTTTGCTATATGTTCTTTTTATTCTTCCGGTTAATTGTAAATTAGATTTTTTGGTAATCAGAATACCTTGGTAGAGTTTTCTTGTTGCTTCATCCTCGAGTTGAAATAAAGTAAGATTCTTACTCCTTTTTGTATTTGGTGTAATTTTTTTCATTTCAAAAAGACCTGATTCTTCATCTAAAACATATTCAAAAATTTCTAATGGTTTTTTCATAATCTTTATAATTTCATTAATTAAATTTGTAATATTTTCTTTGTCTGAAGAAAATTCAAACTCTTTATAATTAAAATTTTTATTCATATTACATTTTGACAATAGTATTAGTTTAGTTAATAAAAATAAAGTATGAGTTATTTTTAGGTCTTGTTTTTTTTTATTATTAATATAATCGTAAATTATATTAGCATAATCTGGATTATTAATAATAGTATATATAATCATATTCATTCTTCTAATGCTATTTGTAATATTGCCTTCATTAAGTATCATTTCTTCTAATTGCTCTACCATTTTGTATCGCCCGGTTTCTATCTCCTTTTTTATATGTGTAAAGTTTGCTTCACTAAGAGAACCAATTTCTATACCTTCTATATCCCACGGATAAATATAAGAAAACATTTCATTATATCTTAGATAATAGTTTGTTTTTTCCTCTCTATTGAATTTTCCTAAATATTTATCTTCCTTTTTAACTCGCTCAATACACTCCTCAAGATTTGTTAAAAATTCTCCCCCATCTTTATTCCTAGTTTTGTCTTTATTACTCTCATAATAATTTTTATATGTATTATATTTTTGAAATTTTGACTTTTTACAATATTTTTGTAAATTTTCATATCTATTACAATATAAGGCAACAGCGTCTAGCTCTTTTTTTTTTTTTGTCTTGTTTCTTCTGTTGTTTCTTCTGTTGTTTCTTGTGTTTTTTTGTGTTTTTTTGTTTAATTCATATATCTTTTCGTCGTTTAAAATAGCAGTTAAAAAATTATCTAAAACAGGCACAGGTGGCGCTTCTTTATCAAAATCTGTAACCAGTTTTAATGTTATATCAAATTTTTCACAATTTTTTTTAAGTTTATGTGTCCTACTATCATCAAATAAATATATCTTAAAATTATTTATTTTATTATCAGGGTGTCTTGTATTATAGTTATATTTTTCAATTAAAGATTGCGCATATAGCGCATAAGGTTTATGTCCTTTTGTATGGATTTTATTTATTACAAATTTGTATTCATCTTTAAATTCATCTGGGAAAAAATTTTTGGCGTCTTCATATATTAGTGGAATATTAATATAGTTCATATAATAAAAATATTCTGATTTACTAAAGAAATTTCTATCGCCAGCATCAAAATATGTATTAACAAATTCATATTTAGGATAGTTGTTTGCTGTTATAATCCATACATAGTTTTCACTATTTATAATAGTTTTCATTTTATCAATAATATTTCTTCTAAACTCTTTAAACTCATCAGTTTCATCTGATATAATGAAACCTTTTCCTTTATTTATTTCCTTATTCTCTTTACATAATGTATCATCAATATCAAAAGCAAATATATATTTTGTAACTAAAATAGGTTTGTTTGACTCTCTAATTGATATGTCTTTATTTTCATTAATTTTTTTTAGAAGTGCACTTCGTAAATATCCTTGCTGTTCTTCATTGTTTTTGCTATATTCATTAAAGCAATCACGAGTATTAAAACTGGTAATCCAAAACATTAAATTTATAACTGAAAGTCCGTTTAAATATGGCTCTAACATAGCTCTATTTTTATAACTGAATACAATAGCAGGCGA